GACGTATCGGTCGCCAATGATCGGGGCGTCATCGCCGCCACCAGATTGCCGATGGGCGCCGATGGCTATGGCACCTTGACCACCGAGAACGGCGGCCAGTTCGTGCACCAGGTCTATACAGAGGCATCGATTAAGCACCGTACCTGGCAGCGATCCGGCTATCTGGGCGCTGCACAGCCATTTAAAGGCAGTGACTGGAAGCTGTTGTGGGACTCCGTGACGTTTGATCCTGTGTCCAAGCAGGACACGCTGGCTTACAAACCTGCCCAGGCGGTCGGCGACCGGTTGAACAGCGTGATCGTTGCCGATGACCGTGCGACTAGCTACACGCCAAAGGATCGCAATCAAGGCGTCTATTTCGACTTCCGAAACAATGATGCTGGCAACCTCTCTGACGGTGGCGCCCAGCATGGCGTGATCACTTTCCGGCAATGGGGAGCGGGTGACGATTTTTCTGGCGGTCCAGCGCATCAGCTGGGCTTTACTGCCAATGGCAACCTGTTTCATCGTACCGGCAAAAACAACGCCTGGGAGAAGTATCAGCGCTTGCTCCACGCAGGTCAGAACGGCACGCTGCCAGATGGACCGATGCCGACGGCGACGGATTTGAATATGCCTCCCCTGGGCTGGTCAACGTACACGCAAGAGGCAACAGCCAATCGTCCGAGTGCCTATGGCCAGGTGTTTACTTCATCGCTCACCGGAGCCGCAACGCCCTCGAATGGCAATTGGCTGATGCAACGCGCCTTGACGACCGATAACCAGACGCTCACACGGGTCAATATTGGCGCGGGGGCGGATAAATGGAGCGCATGGGTAGAAGCGTGGACCAGCCGCAATTTCGATCCTGGCAGTAAAGCCACCGGTCCGGGATTTTCTTTGCATTGGTCGGGGCAAGATGGACAGCCAACCTGGATGCTGGGCGGTAACACGCCCGGGGAGATCAATGTCTACAACCCGTCCGCTTTCAGAGTGGCGTATGCGGGCAGCGCCGGCGGCGCATCGAATGCGGAAAACATCAGTAATGGCAATAGCTATATGCGGATGAGCTGGTCCGATCCAGGTGGACAAACAACCTATGTCTGGGGCAGTGACGGCCCAACCGGCGCACGGCTTTGCGCGACCAGCAATCTCAACGTCGGCAATGCGCGGACCTGGAGCGGTTTTCCATTGCGCTTTGCCGAGAATCCGCCAGCCAATCAACCCTATTACGTGCTTGGCATAGAAGCCGGTGCCAGCGTGTTTTCTATCTACAACCGCGCTGCGATGGCCGTGTCATCTAGCGTGACGTCGGTGTATGCCCATCAGCTGACCGGTCAAGGCCTACAGCATGGCGGGGTCGGCGGTTACGTTCTGATCAAAAACAAGAGTACCAGCGGCCTGCCGGGTGCATGGGAACAACGCGGCCAGGTCTACGACTATGGGTCGGGTGCGGTGGAAGGTAATGAATCAAGTGCAGTGTTATGGCAAAGGGTAGCGTAATGGTAACGAAGAAAAGAAGCACCACGGCGGACGTAACCGTCGAGAACATCGCAGAACAAGCAACCGCGCCGGCATTCACTTTGCCGGATTTGCCACCGCCAGTCTTGACCGATCCGCTGCCGGCGCCGACCTTCGTGCCGGCGGAGCAACCGGAACCAATTCACCCATTCGCCTTTAGCGACATCAAGGATGTGATTCGTCTGCCGATCGGTTTCCAGTGTTCCGTCAAATTTGACGCCTGGGACGATTACGCGACCTTTCTGGCTCGCGCTGACGATATCGAGGAACACGGCCGGGCGATCTATGCAGCATGCGCGTCAATGAAGGTCGCCAAAGTGCCGAATTACTTCCCGACCGATGCCGAACTGCTGGAGGCCGTGCAAGAGCGCCTATCTCGTGAGCTGCGCCGCGCCAATGTCGAAGTGACCAAATACCAGGACCGCGTCGACGTGGACGACGCCAGCGCCGCCGATGTGGCGCTGCTGCGCGCCTGGAAGATTTACCGGGTGGGCCTCAACCGCTTACCTGACCAGAAGGGCTTCTCGCACTCCCTCACCTGGCCGGTAGCCCCCTACCCAGCCACCAATTAATTATTTACCTCATTTACAGGAGCCAATATGCCTACTGATTACCACCATGGCGTGCGCGTCATCGAAAAGAACGACGGCACGCGTCCGATCCGCACCATCAGCACCGCCGTCATCGGCCTGGTCGCCACCGCCGAAGATGCCGACCCGATTGCCTTCCCACTCGACACGCCGGTCCTGCTGACCAACGTGCCCGCCGCTATCGGCAAAGCCGGCGTCAAAGGCACACTGCGCCGCGCCCTGGACGCCATCGGTGCGCAAACCAAGCCGTTTACGGTGGTGGTGCGTGTGGCCGAGGGTAAGGATGAAGCCGAAACCACCTCTAATGTGATCGGCACTACAACCGCGGCCGGCAAGTACACCGGCGTCAAGGCGCTGCTGGCCGCCCAAAGCAAGCTGGGGATAAAACCGCGCATCCTGGGCGCGCCAGGGCTGGATACAAAGGCCGTGACAAACGCCCTGGTCAGCGTCGCCCAGAAGCTGCGCGGCTTTGTCTATGCGTCGGCGCACGGCTGTTTGACCAAGGAAGACGCCGTGCTGTACCGCAAGGATTTTGGACAGCGCGAACTGATGCTGATCTGGCCGGATTTTGTGAGCTGGGATACCGCCACCAATGCGGACGCCAATATCTCTGCAGTAGCCTACGCCTTGGGCCTGCGCGCCAAACTGGACGAAGAGATTGGCTGGCACAAGACCCTGTCGAACATGGTCGTCAACGGGCCGACCGGCATTTCTGCGGACGTATTCTGGGATCTGCAAGATCCGGCCACCGATGCCGGCTTCCTGAACGCCAAGGAAGTCACCACCCTGATCAACAGCGGCGGTTTCCGCTTTTGGGGTTCGCGCACTTGCGAAACGCCGGAATTCTTCTATTTTGAGAACTACACGCGCACCGCCCAGGTGCTGGCCGACACGATTGCGGAGGCGCATATGACCTATGCCGACAAGCCCTTGCATCCGTCCCTGGCAAAAGACCTGGTCGAGAGCATCAACGCCAAATTCCGCGACCTGGTCAAACGTGGCTATCTGATCGGTGGCAGCGCCTGGTGCGATCCGCAGTTCAATGAAAAGGAAAGTTTGAAGGATGGTCGGCTGACGATCGATTACGACTACACGCCAGTGCCACCGCTAGAAAATCTGATGTTCCAGCAACGCATTACCGACCGCTACCTGGCCGACTTCGCCGCCGCCGTCAACGCTTAATCAATTACAGAAAGAGAGCATCACATCATGGGTATGCCTAAAAAATTGAAACTGTTCAATCTGTTCGATAGCGGTAATTCCTACTTCGGCCAGGTCACGGAAATCACCTTGCCGAAACTCTCGCGCAAGATGGAAGAATACCGCGCCGCCGGCATGACCGGCCCGATTTCGGTCGACCTGGGCAATGAGGCCATTTCTCTGGAGTGGACCGCCGGCGGCATCCTGCCGGACGCCCTGCTGCAATACGGCGCCCGCAGCCACAACGCCACCCAGCTGCGTTTCTCCGGCGGCTATGAAGATGACGATAGCGGCGTCGTCTCGACCGTGGAAATCGTCGTGCGCGGTCGTCACAAGGAAATCGATATGGGTAATGCCAAGTCGGCCGAAGACACCAATCAGAAATATACGACCGCATGCAGCTACTACAAGCTGACCATCGATAACCGACCTATTTTTGAGTTCGATTTTATCAATGGTGTCGAGAAGGTCGGCGGCGTTGATCGTAACGCCGATCTGCGTCGCGCCATCGGCCTGTAAGCCAGGTCAAGAACAACCCCAACCCCTTTTTATTTTTATACTTTTAGGACCACACCATGAAAAACACATCTACCGTTTCCAAGACCGCCATCTCCAAGTCGATCACCCTGGACGAACCGATCAAGCGCGGCGACGACTTCATCAGCGAAATCGCCATCCGGCGCCCGAAGGCGGGCGAACTGCGCGGCGTGTCGTTGATGGAGCTGGGCAATCTGAGCGTGGCCGCCTTGCAGACCGTCTTGCCGCGTATCACGCAACCGACCCTGACCGCGCACGAAGTCGCCGGCATGGACCCGGCGGATCTGACCGAGATCGGCGCGGAGGTTGCCATTTTTTTGGTGAAGAGAGCGGATCGGCTGGCGGCCTTCCGGACCGAGTAGAAGACCCCATGGCCGATATTGCGGTGGTGTTTCATTGGCCGCCGCAGGCCATGGATGAGCTGGAAGTATCGGAATTGATGGCCTGGCGCGAACGCGCCAGGGTGCGCAGCGGCGCGGAAGAATAGGATTTCTCAATATGAGCGACAAGCAATTGCGGTTACAGGTGGTCTTCGCGGCGCTGGACAAGCTGACCGGCCCTTTGAAAAAGATCACCGGCGAATCGTCCGCCCCGGGCAAAGCCATCAAGGCCAACAATGACAGATTGAAGGAACTGAACGCCCAGCAAAAAGATGTTGGGCGCTTCCGCGAACTGAATGCCGGCTTGCAGATCAGCTCTGGCAAGCTGCGCGAGACGCAACAGCAGATTGCCGCCCTGGCGCAGCGAATGCAGCAGACCACGACGCCCACGCGTGCCATGACCCGCGAATTTAACGCCGCCGTGAAGTCGGCCAGCGCGTTAAAACAGGCCGGCCAACAGCAAGGCGAACAAATGCAGATCCTGCGCACGCGCTTGTCCGGCGCCGGCATCGATACGCGCAAGCTGGGCAGCGCACAGACCTGGCTGAAAGACAGCATCGCCTTTACCAACGCCGAACTCACCGCCCAGCAGAAGAAGCTGGCAGCAGTCGGCGCGCAACAGCAGAAGGTGGCCGGCGCCCGCCAGCATGCCGACAAGCTGCGCACCACCGCCGGCAATGTCGCGGCCGCCGGCATCGGCGCGACTGTCGCCGGCGCCGCCGTGGGCGCCCCCTTGGTTACAGGCTTGAAAGAGGCGAAGCACTACCAGACCGAGAAGGGCCGCATTACTGCCTTGGGCCTGGGACCGAAGGTCAGCGCCGACGCCGAGAGCTACGCCCGCAACATGAAGACCTACGGCACCAGCCACGCCGAAAACCTGGAACTGGTGCGCGACAGCATGTCCGTGTTCGGTGATCTGCCGCATGCGCAGATGGTGGCGCCTATGCTGGCGAAGATGAAATTCGCCAACAAGGCGTTTTATGGCGAGGAAGCCGGCGGCGAAAATGAGCGCAAGTTCATGGACATGTTGAAAGTCATCGAGGTGCGTGGCGGCACGGCCAGCTCGGAGAAATTCAACGAACAAGCCAACATGGTGCAGAAAGTCATTTCCGCCACCGGCGGGCGGGTCGGCCCGACCGAATGGCTAAACCTCATCAAGACCGGCGGCATCGCTGCCAAGGGCATGGATGAAAAGTCGTTTTACTATGAGCTGGAACCACTGGTGCAGGAGCTGGGCGGCTTTGGCGTCGGTAACGGCCTGATGTCGAGCTATAACAATCTATACCAGGGACGCACCAGCAAACGGGCCGCGATGAACCTGGACAAGCTGGGGCTGATTGGCGATCACACCAAAGTGAAACATGACAAGGTCGGTCAGACTGCGCAGCTTGATCCTGGTGCACTCTTGGGGTCCGACCTGTTCAAGAAAAGCCAATTCGAGTGGATGGAACAAGTCCTGTTGCCTCAGTTGGCGAAGAACGGTATCACCAAGCCCACCAAGGTACTGGATACCATCGGCAGCCTGTTCACCAATCGCAAGGCTGGCGACTTGATGGCGAACATGTACTTGCAGCGCGCCCAGATCCATAAAAACCGGAAGCTGAACGAAGGCGCTTACGATGTGGACCAGCTCGAACCGCTGGCCCGCGAACAGGCCGCCGGCAAGGAAATGGACGCGCACGCCAAGCTGGTCAACCTCCAGTTGACCATGGGCGAGAAGATCTTGCCGCTGTATTCCAGCGCTATCGACAACGTGACCGCCGCCTTGGAAGGTTTAAATGGCTTCATGGAGCGCAACCCGGCCACGGCCAAAGCGATGATTGTGGGCTTTGGCATCCTGGCCGGCATTCTGGTGGTGCTAGGGCCGCTGATGCTGGGCCTGGCCGCCTTGATCGGACCCTATGCCATGTTGCATGTCTTGTTCGCCAAAATGGGCGTTAGTGGTGGCGTGTTATCTCCGATCCTGCGCGGTATTGGCGGCGGCTTCATGGCGATCGGTAAAACTGTTCTGTGGTTAGGCCGCGCCTTGTTGACGAACCCGATTGTATTGCTGATTACCCTCATTGCGGTGCTGGCTTTCCTGATCTATAAAAATTGGGAACCCCTGAAGGCTTTCTTTAGCGATCTGTGGGACGGCATCACCGAGCGGTTTAGTCGCGTATGGGAAACCATCAAGACCTTTGCCGGCGGCTTGTGGGCGGATGTGAAAACAGCATTCGATGGCGGTATTGGCGGCGTCAGCGCGTTAATCGTGAACTGGTCGCCGCTGGGACTGTTCTATAAGGCATTCGCCGGGGTCATGAGCTGGTTCGGTGTTGAGCTGCCGGGGACATTTACCGAGTTCGGCGCCAACATCGTCCAGGGCCTGGTCAATGGAATCTCGTCGGGCTTTGGTTTCTTGAAAGACAAAATCAAGCAACTGGGGGCCATGGTCGGCATGACCTTTGCGAAGGAGCAGGAGATCCACAGCCCTAGCCGTGTCTTTAGCCGATTCGGTGGCTTTATCACTGAGGGGCTGGCGCTGGGTATCGAGAACGGACAGGATGCGCCGATCAACCAGGTCAGCGGTCTTGCCAAGCGCTTGACCCAGCTCGGCGCCGGGATTGCCATCGGCGCAACAGCCATGCCGGCGCTGTCCTTCGATACGCGCCCGCCCATTGCGCCGCGTGCCACCGGCGCCGGCGTCGTTGTCCAGGGCGACACGATCCAGATCACCGTGCAGACCATGCCTGGCATGGACGAACAAGCGATTGCCCGCGCCGTCATGCTGGCGATGGAAGAGCGAGACAGACAGAAGGCAGCGCGCACGCGCTCCAGCCTGTCCGACAATCACTTTTAAGGATTTTATTATCATGATGATGACCCTGGGCATGTTCGTCTTCAGCTTACCGACCCTGGCTTACCAGGAGCTGCAACGCAAAACCGACTGGAAGCATCCGAGTACGTCGCGGGTCGGCGCCCGTAACGCACGCCAGTACACCGGCAAGGGCGACGACACCATCACGCTATCCGGTTGGATCGCGCCGGAACTGACCGGCAGCGTGTATTCGTTGGACGCTTTGCGCCTGATGGGCGACACCGGAAAATCGTGGATTCTGATTGCGGGGACCGGTCGCATCCTGGGGTCCTACGTCATCACCGGCATGACTGAGGGCCGCACGGTGCTGGCGCAGGATGGCGACGCCGGCAAGATCGAATTCACCATCACCCTGGAGCGTACCGACGAATCCGTGCTGGGCTTGCTCAATACCCTGGGCGACCTGGGCAGCATCAAGAACATGTTGAGCCTGGAGGGCATCAGCAACAGCGCCAGCAATGCCATCAATACCGGCATGTCGACGTTTGACAATGTTGCCAACAGTATGCGGAGCCTGTTCTGATGGACTACCCTATCCCTGCTTTCAAGATCACGCTGGACGGCCAGGACATTACGGGGAAATTCGCGCCGCGCCTGGTCAGCCTCGACCTAACCGAGTGTCGCAGCGACAGCGCCGACGAACTGAGTATCACCCTGTCGGACACGGACGGCCAGCTTGCGATACCAAACAAGGGCGCCAGGATCAACGTGCAGATCGGCTGGCAGGAATCCGGCTTGATTGACAAGGGCGTCTTTACGGTTGATGAGATCGAGCACAGCGGCGCGCCGGATCTGCTGACCCTGCGCGCCAGGACGGCCAGCCTGATCGATACGTTCCGCCAGCCGGTCGAGCGCAGCTTTCACGACACCACGCTGGGCGCAGTGATCGAGGTGATCGCGTTTCAGCAGGAACTAAAAGCCGGGATTGCTGAGGCGCTGCGGGGTGTAAAGATCGGACATCTGGACCAGACCAGGGAGAGCGACGCAGCATTCCTGCGCCGGCTGGGCAAGAAATACGATGCTGCCGCGACGGTCAAAAATGACACGCTGTTGTTCATGCCGGCGGGCCGCAGCAAGACGGCGTCGGGCCGCGACTTGCCTGTGATCCGCATCACGCGCAACCTGGGTGACAGGCACCGCTACCATAGCGCCGAGCGCGACAGCTACAGCGGCGTGCGCGTGTTCTGGCATGACGACCGGCACGGCCTTCGCCGCAGTGTCGTAGCCGGCGCGCCCGGCAACAGCAAGCGGCTGCGCACCACCTATGCCAATGAGGCCGACGCCCGCGTCGCCGCCGTCGCGGAGTGGCAGCGCATCCAGCGCGGCGCCGCGACTCTGGAATTGTCGCTGGCAATTGGCGACCCGGCGCTGATGCCGCAATCGCCGGTGGAAGTCGTCGGATTCAAAACCGATATTGATCATCAGGAGTGGCTAACGGCCAAGGTCCGGCACAGCATCAGCGATGCTGGCTTTACCAGCAGCATCGAGCTGGAGACGCGCACCGAGGAAGCGGAAGTTGAGCGCGAGGATGAGGTCGACCCAGATCCAGGAATTACCGGCGTGTACGCCAAGTGGCGCAACCTTGCCACCAAGAAGACCGGGCAGGAATTCGCACCCTCCACTGGCAAGGGCAAGCATACGGCGCCGGCGGTCGGCGCGACGGTCAGCACAAAGACACTGCAGCACGTCTACGCCAACAAGCAAACGGCCGTACGCGCCGCAAAACTCGAATGGGGAAAAATTCAGGAGCGGCGCGAGGTGATCAAAGAAAACAGCGACGGTCAGTAGTATCGCTGCTTAGATGCGAGGTCAGAAATTACGTGACCCTCGGTGGACGTGGCGCGATAAGGTCAGCAAGAAACAAGGGGAGCAGCTTGCAGAATCTCGAACCCATCCAACAACACTGGTGCATATTTATGCAAGTAAGCAATCGGCTGTACGTTCAGCAAAACTTGAGTGGGCAAAGATTCAGGAACGGCGGGAAATAATCGCGGAAAACGCCAGCGAGGCGTGATTTTCTGATCAGCAACCTGTATCATCCCGCTCCCGGTTGTTTTACCGGCCTTCCCCTTGCAACGCGACTTCTTCTTGCGCTTTTTCTTATCGGCTACAGCCTTGTATGAGAATGTCAGGAGGGATAGACGCGGCCTAATTTTATAGGATGTCCTTTTTTTTACCGCCGATTTTAACAGTGGCGTTACCCGAAATATTGGTGCTCTTTTTGCCCGAATTTATCTGAGGGTTCTTCCCTGTTATGGGGTGCGCGAGTTGCGCTTGTTTTTCACCTACGGCATTAGATGGATCTATTCCAGACGCCAGTTCGACGGCCTCCTCAACTATTGAGGTGTCGACTTTTCCATTACCGCTGAAACTGCGATACAGCATGGTGGTTACAGCAGCTTTCTTTCGAGCCGTTATCTCTAAGTTTTTTTCGGATAGACAACTCTCAATTCGCTCCAATATTAAAGTCAGCAGCTCTCTATTCAGCTCAAAATCAACAGGCTGATCTACTGAAAATTTTTTATTTATTTTCTGCGTTATTAAGGCGCTTGCGTTTATGAAAAAAAATTCATCAAAAATGGCAACCCTCTCGTCTACTCGGGAATCCGGTATCTTTCTATAGGGCTCTGAATCTGCTATCAATCCAGCCTTTTTTACCACTATATCGAGTTCCTCCGGTGAAATATTGAGTACCGAGGCAACGACATGTCCCAAGTCCAAGAGATGTTCGCCATATGTGATTTGCCAGATATTTTTTTTGGTCCCAGTAATTACATAGGATGTGTCTACTCCAATTTGCTTAAGATTTTCTAGGTATGTGGTGTCAGGATCACGCTCACCGGACTCATATCGCTTTTGGCTGCTCAAAGAGACCTTTGCCAGAGAGGCAAACTTTGTTTGGCTGTAGTCCAACCGCTTCCTCTCTTCCGTAATTCTTTCCCCGATATTCATAACAGACCTTGACCAGCTCCAAATGGAGCTATATTATTGGCTCCAATTGGAGCTAAATGAGAGTGAATATAAAACCATTGAATACTACTACAGCACAACAAATTCGTGCCGAATGGCTCCGTAAAGGAATGGGGGAAAACGCCTGGGCACCCATGTTTAATTTCAAAAAAAACAATTATTAGCCAATTTACTTATCGCAAATCTCGATAATCGATCCCCAATGAGAGTCATCAGCATTCCCTGTCCACATTGCCGCCACCGGGTGCGCGCCGCTAAAAGCCGCACTATGTCCGAGCTGATGAAAGAGATCACGTACATGTGCCAGAACCCTGACTGCGGTCATAGCTTCGTCGCCAGCCTGGAAGTGCTGCGCACGTTGTCTATGTCGGCAATCCCGAATCCTGATATTCGCATCCATGTTTCCCAACATGTCCGCAATGCTTGTGCCAATCAGTTGGCGCTATTCAAAAATGACTGAGGCACATATGACTACCCTCCGCATCCTAGCTCCACCGTAATTCCCCGCTAGTCCGTTTTACTTCCTCCCGTTGTTCCCTGCAATGCCTGATTTCAGGCATGCGGGATTCGCTCACCCTGAAATAAGGAAATCACTATGGAAAACACCATCACGCTACTTTGGCTCGGCCTCGGATTCACCATCGCCGACCGTGTCCAGGTCGATCAGTTGAACGATTGCGTATTCAATGAGTGGCTGCAAATCCCGCTGGAAAGCAGGCGCAATCTGGCTCTTGTGGTGACAGATGAAAATGATTTTTCAGCGGCCTTTGCTGGCGCCACAGTTGGCGGCTTCCGGTTCATCTTCCTGCAAGACTACAAGATCGATCCTCTGGTCGCATTTTCTGGCATGAGCTTCAATGACCTCCGTGCGATGCCAACCTGTAATCACACCAATAACAGCCGGGGCAAGCTGGTTCACTACGCCCGCAAATACATCTACAAGGCGATTTTCAGGCAGCCGAAATATATCTTCGAACCAGCCGAGGCGCTCTGATCATGGCCGCGCAAACGACTCTCACCATGTTGAAGCGCATCACGGTGAATCCGGCAGTGACGCGTCGGCACCCAGATCCGACCGTAGGGATGTACACCACGCAAGAAGTTAATTTCCATTTCCATGACGCCGGCCAGCACACGCTGCGCCTTCATCTTGATGCCGGCCTGAACGCGCTGGCAGTGGGTGAATTGATTACCAATGAAGAGGCGACAGCATGAAAAAATTGAAAAACATTCTTCTCGATCTGGGCGTGATTACGCTTGGCTGCCTCCTGATGATGGCAGGCCCGTTGTTGCAAGCCACCGGCATCATCGGAGGGTAAGCCATGGCGACCCACTCTCAACAGGCGCACCAGGACATTGCGTACACACACCTGACACACGCCTACATCATGCTGGCTGGCGACAAGGAAAGTGTACGCGCTGGCCGCTGGAATGGCATCCCGCCGCGTGACCGCCAGATGCTGGCGCACATGGCCGGCATTGGCAGCAAGAAGGGGGACACCACCTTGCAATCGCTGAACGCCCTGGAGCGCGGCAAGCTGCATTGCGAAGCCCGCCGGCTTATCAAGCAACTTGAAATCGTTCTGCGCTGTGCGCAAGGCGGCGAGTTGCCTTGCCAGTTTCCGGCAGCGGGTCACGAATCGGACGGCATAGCCGCATGAGCTACCACTTCTATTCCGCCGAGAGCATCACTGGCCTGCCGAAGCGCATGGGCCGCGCCCTGCGCGATCTGTTCGCCCGCGACGGTTACGAAAAGCACGAACACAAGGTCGATGTCATTGATGAGATCTGGTCTGCCGACCATTTTATTTTGCCACCCGATGCTTCCGATGGAGCGCTCTATCGCGCCGCCGACACTGCCGCCCGTGCCTGTTACCAGTTCTGTGCCAACCTGCAATCGCTAGACGCGATTGTGTCGGCCATTCGTGAACACTGCGACCGCCACGGCGTCGCCGCACCAGCCGGTAAGGAAGAAGCCGAAATCATCCGCCGGGCCTTGGACAAGGCGTGGTGGTTGCGAGGCATCCGCAAGGCCCATGCGCGCCGCTGCGAACATATGGCGATCCGCCTGGGCTTTACGCATTTCAAGGCCGGCGCTTATGTCAGCAACGAAACTGCCTATCGCCAGCAGCGCCGTAATAAGCAGAATGCCAAACTGCTGGCGTCCATAGAAATACAGAATGAAAACGGTCAGGTCTATAGCCTAGAAGCGTTAGCCGCCCTCGGTACGGCTAACAAGTCCATTCGGCACAGCGAATTGATGACACGGATACGCGGCTTTGAAGAAATCGCCTTCGACCTGGGTCATGTCGGCATCTTTGCCACCATCACTGCCCCGAGTAAATATCACGCCGTCCTGAGCAAGAACGGCGAACCTAACCCGAAATACAAGGCATTTGGCGAACCCACGCCACGCGATGCGCAAGCTTATCTGTGCGACGTGTGGAAAAAAATACGTTCCAAGCTACACCGCGACGGCATCCACGCCTACGGTTTTAGAATTGCCGAGCCACACCATGACGGCTGTCCGCACTGGCACATGCTGATGTTCGTCGCGCCCGAACACCTGGAGCGTTACGAGAAAGTCATGACGGCGTATGCCATGCGCGAAGACGGCGACGAACGCGGCGCCAAGAAGAACCGGGTCAAGCTGGTGCGCATCGAAGCCGGCAAAGGTACAGCCGCTGGTTACATCATCAAGTATGTCACCAAGAACACCGATGGCAAGAATTTGGGCGAACACCATGTCATCGAAGATGGGCAAAAGCATATCTTGGTGGAAGACCTGGTCGGCGACGAACTGATTAAGCCGAGTCAGAGAGTTTGCTATTGGGCGCAGACCTGGGGCATCCGGCAGTTTCAGCAGGTCGGCGGTGCACCTGTCGGCCCTTGGCGCGAGTTACGGCGCATCAAAAGCGAAAGCATCCTGCATGCGCCGGAAGCGGTGAAATCGGCATGGCAGGCGGCACAGAGCATCAAGGCCACCGAAATCAATGTGGTCGATGGCAAGCGTGTCAAAACCGTCAAGACCATCAAACAAGCCTCCTACCGCGATTACCTGCTGGCCCAGGGCGGCCCCACTGTCGGACGCAAGGGTCTCGTCAAAATCGCCACGCGCAGCACCGTGGTCGAAGGCAAGTACGCCACCTATGAGATGGACAAGCCATGCGGGATTTATCACGCATGGAATCCTCACGCGGTGTACGAATCGGTCCGCTATCAGTGGACAGTCGTCGGCGCCGCCAAGGCTGTGGCTTTTGACGTACCTTGGACTGGTGTAAATAACTGTACGAAAAAATTAAAAAAGAAAATTTCCACTTCGGTTTTATCGCCGGAAGAAATAGCAGCAACAGCAGTTCGGCTTGCTGATTTCATCAGAAAAAATCCGCAGCCGGCATATCAGCCGACCGACTGGTCGGCAATTGATAAAAAGTCGAAAGACCTGGAGCGGGAAACCGACAAATTTGCCACTGCGATGAATGCGCAGTGTGAAGAGGCGCGCCGGCAGGAAGTGGCCGCGTATGAAAAAAACGACATGACGGCACGCAAGCGCCTTGTCACGACCTGGGCCGCCCTCGGCGCCTGCCCTTACCCACGAATTTTTATTACTGAAAGCGACCTATGAAAATACTCATGCACGCATGCCTAAATTCGCTCATGGCGTTCGCCATGCTTGGCATCGCCGAAATCATCCAGCCAGCGTTCAAACGCTTCCAGATCCGTTACCACGGCGCTCTGTCGGCCTTCGTGGCCCTAATCATTGTCTTCTGCCTGGTGGTTGGCTTGCTCGCGGGGGCTTTCCATGAATAAGCCCATTCAACCTGTCAGCGTGAAACTACGCGACCGCGTCACATTCGACACCGACGAAGGCATCCAGGCCGGTTACGTCAACGACCTTCGGCGCGACCTGGGCAACGGTGAACTGCACGCCTGGGTTGAGCTGGAACACAGCTTGCCTGGCTGCTTCCGCGCCGTGCCGGTCTCGGTCATTATGACTTCTGACAAAGTTGGCCCCCCTTCGACCTGCTACATCGGGATGGATTGGGCAACCTACGCCGCCTATCTCAACACCCCATTAGCCGTCGATGCAATCTGAACATGGCTGCGTACTACAACGAGCATGACAAAGGCGCAGCCCAATGGCTACGCAATTTAATCACAGCCGGGCACATTGCTGCTGGCGACGTAGATGAAAGGGATATAAGAGATGTACGACCAAACGACATTCACGGATACACGCAATGCCACTTCTTCGCCGGCGTCGGCGTATGGTCCTATGCACTTCGACGCGCTGGATGGTCTGATGATCGACCTGTTTGGACCGGTTCCTGTCCGTGCCAACCTTTCAGCACGGCAGGCAAAGGAACTGGATTTGATGACGAGCGCCACCTTTGGCCTGCCTTTTATCATCTCATCAGCAAGCACAAAAACTGGTGTAAGCGACAGAAGCGACCAGCCCCAACAATTTTTGGAGAGCAGGTTGCGAGCAAACACGCAGATGCTTGGATCGACCTTGTACAAGCTGACTTGGAAGCGCTGGGTTACCCCTTCGGGGCGATCCCGTTTCCGTCTGCGGGCGTCGGCGCTCCCCACATCCGCGACCGCATTTACTGGGTGGGTAACGCCGACAGTGCGGGACCACAAAGACACACCTGGAATGGTGGCTCAACGCGATGGAAAGGATCGAGTAGATCAATTACCACGGCAAGCCTATCTGGCCGGATGGCCAACGTGTACGACCAGCGACACCACGGGCGCGGAAAGTTTGGAGGCAAAGGCAGCGAGAGGTGCGGGAGGATTCATGCTGCGGGATATGGCAATGATGTTGGGCTCCCCGGCCCGACTAACGGCTTCTGGAGAGCTGCTGACTGGCTCGGATGCCGGGACGAGAAATTCCGGCCAGTTGAACCCGGCACATTCCCGCTGGCTCATGGGGCTACCGCCCGAGTGGGACGACTGCGCGCCTACGGCAACGCGATCAACGCGGAAGCTGCCAAAGCGTTCATCGAAGCCGTTATGTAAACGCTAAAAAAGCAATCAACTCAGAAATAACCAAATGAATACCACTTCAAGGAGCAAAAGCAAAATGCTAATCAACCGAAAAACCTTACTGGCAATGATCCCTCTATCCGACCGCGTGATCTACAACATGGAAAAACGCGGCGACTTCCCGAAGCGGATTGTGCTAACAAGTAGAAACGTGGCCTGGGATCTATCGGAAATCGAAGAGTGGATCGAAATAAGAAGATCTTCCGGTGACCAAGCAGCACGACCAGGATTTATGCCGCAAGCCGCTTGCCCCTGA